ATCATCTCCATTCCCACCGGCTCCGCCGCCTCCAATCAAGACCACTACTACCTGTGTAACGCCCTCCGGGACTGTCCAGGTTCCAGAGCCTGTCAGCACTTCATGCTCATCATATGTTACTACCTGCTCGAATTTCGGCGGCACAAATCCAACCAGCAGCGTTTCATCCGCTTTCAACGTGTTGGACAGGTTGATGTCAGCGGATTCTAGACAGGCGGTGACTCCCGTTTTGTCATAAGGATGCCATGTCGCAACACGGTTACCCGGCACCTCTCCTTGGTATACAATAGGAGCCTGTATTGTTTCGGTCCATTGGAAATAATTAGCCAGCCGCTCCGCTACCGCCGTTGAATTTACCAGACTAACCAGTGTTGCGTCCTTCACCGTTTTAATGTTAGGCTCTGCCGCCTCAGATACATCCCTTACCACCTCTCTGGTATTATGGATATACGCCCTCCCTTTCAGCGTGCCAGAGCCGCCAGAAACCTTTGCGTAGTTGGCCCCGCTCTCCAAGATAGAGAAGCCATCAGCAACCAGTTCATACATCGGGCTATTAAATGTGATAATATCCCCTTGCTGGGCAGTTCCTTCAAACAGCTTGGTTTCCTCTCCGCCCTCCACATATTGGTGTTCTGTGACTACTACCTGGGTTATTTTTGCTGTTTCCGGGGCTTTCGCTCCCACCAGCATATAATCCTCATTGATATTTCCAGAGATGCCATCCCACAGGCTTTCAATGCGTAAAACGCCATCCAAATCCGTTTTGATCCATGCTCCAATCGCTATCAGGACTTGGACCAGGTTGTCCCGCTGTGTAGCAACAGGCAACCAACCATATAGCTTAACGTCTGCGTATTTGTTTTGGATTGAAAAAGGGACTGTACCACAGATGCTGGCAATAACTTCCTGCGCTGTTTGCCCGGTGTATATTCCTCCATAATGTTGTCCCTCAGTTAAAATACCAATGGCGGATGTAGCGTAAAGACTATATCTGCTAGGACCAACTCGCTCTACTTCTTGAAGGTAAAATATCCCTCGCTGGGCGCCATTGTAGATCCATTTTAAGGGTGTATTTCGAGCGAATCCAATAAACACTCCATCCGGGTCACGGGCCTCAGCGGATAGTGTATTGACCTCCAGAGAGGATGAGCGAAGAGACATAGCGATATGCACATTCCCCGAAAAGATATCCTTTTGGTAAAATGTCTTTCCGTTATAAACAAGCTGATTCATGTCGGCACCTTCTTTGGCTCCCTGGCGTAAAATGTGACGGTCAAACCGCCCCAGCATGTCCCATCATCCATATATTCCACCGTATCCTCAACGACCTCTATATAGGCCTCATAAGATAGTGTGGTTTGCCCGTAGGGTGCCACAACAGTGTGACTATCCACCGGGGATGTCAGTACCTCATAAAGAGAGTCATAGTCATCACGGCTCATCCCATCAGCAGAAAGTTGGAATGTGTAGTCAAAAAAAGTTCCCTGGAGGTCTCTCCAGTGATAACCAGAAAGAGCGTTGTCTGCGTTTGGCCCATCTGAGAGTCTGGCTTTACGGGCAATAGATTCTACGCCTACGTTGTATCCGACCCCGTCTATGGTGAAAATATTATCCATAGCCACCTCACTCCACCAAGTCTGTACCGCTTCTACGGTCCTCGTCCCTTAGATAAGGCCGCAAAAACATTGACGCCTCTCTCGGATAGAAGCCAATGTCCAGTTTGACTCGTTGTGAACTGTTCCCATAAACCTCACCGCTCTTGTTTGTATCAGCAGTTTCTCGGACGGTCGTAGCCGCCACCGAACCTGGAACCATTCCGTCGTTAACCAAGGTAACACGTCGCTCAATATTAGGCATAGCGCGCTCTAACTCGCTAAGTACATCTAGTCTGGATACAGCAGATTTGACAGAGGCTGCGTTTCCCTCCAGCCCGTTCGCTATCCCTTGGTCAATATTCTTGCCCAGGCGCTCCCCTCGCTTAGACGGAGAATGTACCTCTGCTTCTTTCTCGGCGGTTCCAAAAATCGCATCTATGACAGAACCTATGGCATCTACCACATTCCCGACCATGGACAAGAATCCATCTATCAGGCCCTGAATGATATTGGCTCCAATGTCAAACAGCATTTGTGGCAACTGGGCAAACCCATCCAAAATAGCTTTAACTACATCAGGAAGCGCAAGCACAATGCTTGGAATCGCACTTATGATGCCGTAAACTAGAGCAGTAAGAATTTCGACGCCGGTTCCAATTATTTCAGGAAGATTCTCTACGATAAAATCAATAATGGATGTAAGTATCTGCGGGAGATTTTCCATCAAAATTGGAATTGCAGAAACAATCCCATCTATCAGGCTTATAAGAATGTCGGCCCCTGTATCCAGAATGGAGGGCAAATTTTCGGTAAAATATTCTGAAATTGACGATATTATTTCTGGCAGCTTCTCTACAAGGGACGGAATGCCATTTTTGATTCCATCCGCTATGTATTTGAGAAGTTCAATCCCGGCATCCAACAAGGAGGGAGCCAGTTCTACAAGAGCAACGAATATTTCTTCGACCACCTGTGCCAGTCCGTCCAGCAGGGTCGGCAGATTATCGATGATCCCCTGCAAAATAGCTTGGAGAACATCCACGCCAAAGGAAAGAAAATCCGGGAGCTTCTCCACCAGCGCCGTGACCATATCGCCGATGGCCGTAGAAAGCGCCTCATCCGCTCCATCTACACCATTGACCAGGTCATTGAACGCCGTAACGACACTTGCGATTGAAGGGAGAAATTCAGATAGGAGATTATTTTTTACTTTTGATACGGTTTCCCCCAGTTGAGATAACGTATCATCGAGAAGGATCTGATTTTCTCTAGCCTGGATCAGTGCTTCGTTGTTTCGATAAAATGCCGCACTCGCTTGGTCATATGTCCTGGACAGGGTACTCATGATGAGCTGGTTGCGCTCACTCTCAGAGGTACATTTGGCCAGCTTTTCGTTGAACTTGTCCTCAGATATACCGGCCCAGTTCAAGGCGTCCGCCAAGGTGCCGGTTACCTGACCGACCTTCGCCGTCTCGTTTGCGCTTTCAATCAGCCCTTCGATTGGAAGGGAGTCGCCAAAAGTACCGAATACACCAGCGGCGATATCGGTCCATGTGGATACGTCCTCTTCATTCTCTGCCAGTTGTGCCAGTAGCTGGGATGCCTCGGTGGCCGTATCGGTGTCGCCAAGTATTTTGTAAAAGTCGCTGTAAGCTTTGGAGGCTGTTTCAGGTCCATATCCCGCCGCCTCAAAGGCGGTATTCAATTTACCTTGGGCGACTCGGTATTCTTCGGTAGCAGATTCCAGGGCTAGGAGTCCGGTCACCGCTCCAGTTGCGGCGGTAGCTACTCCTCCAATGGCCGCTACAGTTCCTTTCAGCGCCGTCTTGGCAACGCCACCCAACTTGGATAAGCCAGACTTAAAACCGCTTTCGTCGATATCTGTTCCGATTTTTACAGTGCCATCGTTCGCCAATCATGCCACCTCCTGTGGCTATGGCACTACGGCACTTTCAGCTCAAATATTTTTTTGCAGATCTTGCACTTTAACCATAAGTCATTTGCTCGTGCTTTCGGACCCAGCATCACCCGACTGTCCACTACTCCGCAGTACGGACAAACTGGCTTGCGCTTCTTCGTATCTTCGTTTGACATAATCTTTCATGTCCTGTTCTGTCTTATAGCCTGTGTTTCCAGTCCCAAGAGAGTAGCGTGATTTCATTTCCCGGTAGAACTGTTTTTGCTGCTTTGGGAGATCCTTCAAATCTACTGTCCGGTAGGTCATGATCCGGCAGATCTCACAGTCTTGGGGAAGGGATTTGAACAGCGCTTTGAACCGCCACCAATGCAATTTTGCTGTGCTTAAATCTATCCCATAGCACTCCCAAAAAGCGGAGAAAATAAACTCGCTGTCCTGCTCAAAGTCAAATGCCTGTGGATGTTTCTTTCCTGGAGCCAATTTCTCTTGCGAGGCTGCAGAATAGAACTCCAGCATGGACTCCAGTGTGTCATTGGAGGGCGGAAGGCCCAGAGAAGTCATGAACTCACAGAGCCGTTCTGCTTTCCTTCCGTCCTCTTCTTTTGCCAGCAAGATTCCTTGAAATTCGATCCAGCACCGGAAATCTGTATCCACAGGGTATAAGACTCCGTCAATGGTGATTGTTTCCGGCGGCTCCCTGTACAGGCTCATTTTTTCAGATTCTGTAGGGTGAGCAGCTTCTGTACCTCCGGTCGGTTCAGCGCTTCCCTGGCTTCCGCCAGCTTTGCTTCCATTCTTGCTTTCCGTGCGGGTGCGTCATAAGCCGCAATGATGTCCTCACACGCCTTCATCAATTCGTTTGTATCTACCTCTTCCACGCTGGGCAAAGAGCCGGGAGCGAGATCCAAAACGAACATATGGAGCCGCTGGACTGCCTCCCGGCGGGTGATCTCCCCACTACGGTAATCCTGATCGATTTTTGCCACAGATTCGATCTTATCATCCACGGACAATGTTCTAGCGGGCAACTCATAGGTCTTTCCTTGGATGGTAACTTTGTAATTCATGTTGTTCTCTCCTTAGACAGCAGAATATGTATACTCTGTGGGGGCAGTTCCAACGCTCCGAAGGTCTACGGAAATAGCGGAGTTTTCGCCGGCATTTCCGCCGCCATCAGAATTAACGATGATGGAAACGGTGCCCTTCTCTCCCTTACCAGTCAGCAGAGAGAAATAAACATAGGGTACAACGACCTTCTGGCCTACTCCATGAGCGATATCCAGGCCAAAGCAGTAGTCCTGGAAAGCGTCGCCAATGTAGCGGTCGCCGGTGATGGCAAAGGTGCGCTGTGTGCCAGTCTTGGAGGTGGACAGTCCCGTTCGGATATACTGCTTGTCCTGGGTAACGGGGTTCATCTGTGGGTCCAAGCCAGCAATGCCCATCTGCACAACGGTATAGTCCTTCTCCGTGGTGGCCTCCTCTCCAATCCCGACTGCCAATACCCAATCATCGTTGGTAGCAAAGCCAGCAAATTCATCATTCGGAGTATATCCGGCCATTAATTCAGATACTTTCATGCTTTCACTCCTTCTGTATAATACCTAACCCTGACCTGGAACATATAGCGGGCGACGGTGCCCGCCTCATTCACCCCGGCCAGATTCGGCATATTTTGTAGATTTTCAATACTTAGCACCTTACATTCCTGGAATTTAGGGAAGTTTCGCGATCTGTTCTGCTCATCGATCCAGTCCATAAAGTCCTGAACGCTCTGCGCCTGCTCTGCGTTGACATCGCTTGTGCCTTGATCCTGGGGCAGCATCTGCACAACGGCGAACTCATAGGCCTTGATCCCCACGTCCCGAATGAACCGCTTCTCCCACACGTCGCTGTACACCGTTTCAATGCTGACACGCCCCGCCTTATCTGTGGCGCTGTTGAAATAGAGGAAGGACTTCACGGCGGGGCACTTCTCCAGAAATTCAAGAATTTCTTTATTTTTGTTCGCCATAAAATCACTTCCTCTTGATATAGGTTTCAATATCCTCCGCTAGTCTGTCGCCCTTTGCAGTCATGGCGGCCCGCTCCCAGTGGGAGGTAGCGAGCGGATGCTTGTCTATAGAGTATTTTAGATTTCTTTCTGTAGCGTGTTTACTGGTATTCCGCTTTGCGTATGTGCTCCACCGGTCATCCACAAACACCTTGCCCTCCCATTGAAAATGTGCATAGGGTGATTTGTAGTGGACATAGTCAGGTGTGATATCCACAGTTTGGTCCAGAGCCCCGCTGTCCATAGGGACATAAGGAGAACAATAGGCATGCAGTCGAGTATGGGCATATTTCCTGACATTATCTGAAAATATCCGTTTGAACGTTTTCTTCGGGTTGAAAATCTCAACACTGATATTCATACGCCCTCCAGGTGGATGTGTCCCAATGGAAGCCTTGTGTTGTCCCGGACGGAACGGACGGTCATGAACTCGTATCGTCCCGCCACCGCCCGCACATTGTCCGGGGTCACATTCTCCGCTACCTTCCCATGTACCACGATGTCGCCAACAGAGGCTGTAAAGCCGGTCATGTCGCCTTTCCACTCCTGGTATGGGTGGTAATCCGGCGATTCCGGGATACGGACCGTAACCGTCTGCCCCAGCGACACATCAGCGCCCGACACGCTCCTCACGGTGGTTCGGACAAACACGCAACCGGTCAGAACGGTCTTTTTCCATGCGTCCAGGCCGTCCGGGCTGTCCTCTGCTGCTCTCCGGTTCAGAAGCGTGATCGTCTCACGAAACAGCGGCGTCATATCCCAACCTCCAGGCTGACCAGCTCAACGGGAAGTATCTCCACGATTTGGTCATATACGGAGCCCATCATTTGCTCCTCTGTTTTAGCAGAGGCATAGTTGACAGTCAGGCCGTCGTTGCTGGTACTGGCTACATTAACAAAGCCGCTCTTGATTCTTTCCATAGCGTCGATAATGAGCACCATACACAGGCGGATATCATCGTCTGGCCCTGTGATCCGTCCCCGCGTCCAGTAATCCAGCTTTTTTCTCGCCAGTTGCTCCAAGCGGGGGAAGGCCGACGAGCTGGCCGTCCCGCCAAGGGCTTTATACTGTTCGTATGTGATATAGCCACACATCAAGCCTTCCCCCTCCTTCTTTTAGGTCTTGGCCGTCACAGTAGCGTTACCGGCATTCTGGGCCTTATAGGTGCTGTCAGCTTCCACAACGGTGATCTTATGGCCGGTGGTGGCGGTAATGTCAGACACGCCGTCCCAAGTAGTCCAGTTCCGCACACTCTGACCGTAAGTAACTACCGGAGCCGTAGAGGGATCAGTTTTGTACTTATACACGTTGGTAGGGGACTCCTTTATGGGAGTAACTGTCAGCTTGGTATCGCCGGATGCGGTTCCCGCCGCACTCTGCACCGTCAGCGTCCCCAGGGTGGGAGTGCTGTCCACATCAATAACCGCAATACCATCCAAATACTCCGCAAACAGGGTCATGCCCATGATGGCAAAGCTCTCGGACACGGCAGTGTGGTAGTTGCCCTCCACATGGAAGCCGATTAGATTCGTCTCACCGTCCGTGGTATAGACCAGACCAGCCCTTGCAAAATCACTGGTAGACGGGTCCACATAATACAGAACAATATTTTCCACGGGGGTGGCAATCACTCGTCCGCGGGGGATCTCCTCGTCAGACAGCAGGAACACAGTGGAGAAGCCCATGAAGTTCTGCACATACTGGAAGCCGAAAGCTGTCTGGACGGTGATATTGGCGTCGCCCAGATAGTCGTAGAGGTCCAAGACATTGGCAAATCCCACTACATTGGTGACGGTCCGGTGGATCTGCTTAAACTTATTGATGACCAGGCCCTTGGACATGGCGAGGGCTCTTTGCCAGGTGGTTTCAGAGCTGGCAAGTTTGCCGGTGTTCAAGTAGGCGTAGAAGCGGCGGGTCACGTTGTCCTGCAATTCATACAGGAATGCGTCGTCCGTCATGCCAACGGCCACATCATAGCCATAGGTCTTAATGGCCTCGATAGAAACAGCCTTGGCATACTTCTCCACAGTCATCTCTTCGTAGGGGGTCTCAATGACTGTGGCCTTAGAGTAAGGAATTTCCTCGCCCTCTCCCACGGTTCCGCCCTGAAGGGTAACAGAAGCAGTCTTACTCTTTAGAATGGCGCCGGGCTCTTTGCGGATAGGGCGCATGATGCCCAGGATCTCCCGCAGGTGCTCCCAGTTGCGGGCAAAGCGGGTCACAAAGTCAATGACACGCGCGGTAGACTGGATGTCGGACGATTTGGTCAAATTATCTTTTGCTGCCATAATCTTTATCAATCCTTTCTAAATAGGTCTAAATGTTCGGCAATAGCGGCCTGACGCTCTGAGGCATCTTTAATACTCATGATCTGGTCCTTAGTCATATTGCCGCTGGTGTCGGTTTTGGTAACTCCGGCGATCTTCAACGGTTCATGCTGTGGGTTCTTGAAAATGCCGTCCACGTCTTTGGTCATGTCGGAAAACAGGTCAGCGGGCTTTTTGCCTTTGTTTGCTGGGTCTTGGATGGCCTTTTTCAACTCCCCCAAAAAATGGGTGCGTGTATACTCGTTGACAAACTCCCGACCCTCGAGGGCGCTCTCTGCGGTCTGTGTGAGGATGGCGTCCACCTGCGCTTCCTTCTCCGCCTTGGCTCGATCCGCTTCGGCCTGCTTGTACTTGTCAAGCTCCGCCTGGATAGCGGCGGCGTCGCCCTTGGCCTTTTCCAAGTTGGCGATGGTCTCGTCCTTTTCGGCAAGTTGTCTTCGGAGATTTTCCAATTCGGTCTTTTGGTCCTCCGTCTTTCCCTTCACTTTTCCAATGTCACGGCTGTTTAAGTCCAAAATGCTGTTTACCTGTTCGTCCGAAATGTCCTTCAAAATTGCTTTGATCTCTTCTCTGGTCATAATCTTCTCCTCTACCACTTCGCTTTTTTCTCGTGGGTCGCATCCACTGTGGCCCCGTAGTTTCTCGACTTCGGGTCGGTCAAATGTTGTATAAAATCCGCAGGTGCGGGTTTTACCAGAAGAAAAAGGGGCCAACCGCCTCCTATTTGTAAGCAGTTGACCCCAACGGTCCTTCCCCGGCTCCAATCAGCCGGAGGAGCTGTATTTGATTGTCTTTTTTACCTCCAGGACGATGCAGCCATCTCCTTTTCGCCTGACTTCCGCATCATTCCCACGCTTGATGATAGCCTTGATGGCCTCCAGCAGTTCTGTGTCTGTCATACTCTCTCAACCGTCGGTCCTGTCATAGACCTCGTCCTTTCCGGTCTGGGCGTCAACCCCGCCTGTTCGCAAAACCGCTTGTACTCCGCACTCAGCGCCGCTGACTTCTTACGGGCCTGTGTAGCCCCCAGCTTGTCACCTGCGGCTATCATGGCATCCCTCTCGTCCTTTGCATAGCGGATCGCAGTCTCCATCTGCCTTTGTCTCTGGCTTGCCTCGTAGCGGCTCATCTTCTGCCCCTTGTACTCGATCTTTTCTGAGGATCGTCGGTTGATGTCCGCCAGCTCCTTCCGGCTGTAGACTGACTTAGAAACCCCCAGTACGATGGGCGTGGCAAAGTGCTGGCAATTCAGCGTCCCCAAAGGGCGGTCAAGACTGCGATTGATGCGCTCCCACTCCTCATTGGAGAACTGCCGTCCCTGGATGTGGCGGTGGTCGGGGGCGCAGAGGCCGTGGGCGGAGATCTCCACACCATCGGCTCCAAACTCTCGTCCGGTCTCCTCCATCATTTGACTGTTGAGCCGCCGAACACCCTCCAGGATATTCATGCGGGCGGAGGAATCCAGGCGGCGGGAGTATCCGCTTTCCCAAGTCACCCGGCGCAGGCCGCTTCGGGCCATCTCCTTGACTGTTGAGCGCATTGCGCTCTGATAATCCACAACGCCGGTCTGCACATAGGTAATCGCCCGGTCAATAGCGGAGATGTAGTATTCCCTCAATGGGATGGTCTGCTTTCCACGCTTGAATCCAATCATGTAGGTGTTGGAGATATTGGATGTACCGTCCATAGCCTGACGCTTTGCGGCGTCCACAAAGGAGGACAGTACCGACCTGGCGGCGTAGCTCTGGAGCGCATCCATTTTCCTTGCTCTGTAATAGGTGTTGGCAAACTCCACATTCTCCTCCGCCACCTCCTCGAACAGCCTTTCCACTTCCTGCTGGTTCACACCCATAATACGGGCAACTTCTTTCTGAATAGCCTTGAGGTCCGCCCCAGCATATTCGATGGCTGTTTTCAGGCGGTGAGCGTCCGCCGCGCCGATATCTCCAATTTTACGGATTCGCTCACAGATACGTTGAACAACATAGTTGTTCAGGCTCTCCAGGTTTTCCACGATGTTGTCCGGCAAGCCCTCCAGCCAGGACTCATTCATCAGTCGGCTCATTTATGATCGGCTGAATTGCCGCCTCCTGTATGTACTGGCTTCCGCCTTCTTCGGCAATCTCCTCCACGCGGGCCTTGGCCGTCTCATAATCCTCATCCATCATCCAGGCACGAACCTCCGCCTTATCTACAGCGCCGATTCCCTCCGCAACCGTAAGCTGATTGAAGTGCTCATTCAGTTGTTCGATATAAGAAGCGGACCAATCATAATGCGTCTCCCATAGTCCAATCGGGGCCAGATTATTATAATTGGCAATCACGTCCACAGCGTGGAGCAGATCGTCTGTCCCTCGTTCCAGTGCCCGGCGGAACTTGGTGATAACCGCAAATGTCGAGTTAAGCGCCGCCCGCATTTCAGTGGCGGTGGCGTAGGAGGTAGTCGGCGGCGTCAGTATTCCGGGAGACAGGCCACATAGGAGCTCCACCATCTTGTTGTTGACTGTAATTCCGACCTCCAGGTCTGAACCCCGTATCTCTGGAGAAAACTCTTGGATCAGTTTGCCGGGGTTGGCATTATCTCCGGCACCTCTCATCATCTGAAAGAAACGCCGTTTTTCCTGTGGTAGCACTACATTTCCGTTTTCATCCTTCACCAAAAGAGTCTTGTCGGCAAAGATCATAGTCTCCTTGGCACTGTACTCCCGATTGAAACGCTCATACGCCTCCACCGCCTTTGCCATAGGGCCGTCCACACCGGCTGTAATCTTCACGCCGTTTACGCCGTTCACGTCCGCCCGGTTGACCGCAGGCGACTTATAGCGGCCAAACAGCGGGCGGTCCACATTTGGGATGATCTGTTCCTCTGGGATGTCCTTCCAGGCTGGCACTTGGTCCAACCGAATCTCGTTCGCTCCCTTAAAGGCTACGTTACGGATGATAAGCGCGCTGGTTTCCTGCCCACTCTCAGTCTGTGCCTCCTTAACCATCTGAATCTCATATCGCTGATATAACCCGGACTCATTTTTGATTTCTCCGACCTTCAAAATACAGGACAGGATATCATTCCCGATGGACTCGCATACAGCGAAGTCTCCATTCTTCACGATATCTACGCCCAGGCGCTTGCCATCGGTATATGGCTTAACAATGCAATCCCCAGTTCCCAGAGCTACCTCAGCGGCCACATCCATTCTGTCTCCCAGGTAGTAGTCCAAAAAATTCTGAATAAATTTCGCTCTGGCACTATCCCCCTCAATTGTGATAGTGCTGTCCTGCATGGCCAGGGTCGCCACTTTGTTTGCCACAACCGCTGTTACGGAGATATTTGACATATCGCTGTAATCATCCCGGTATATTGGCTTATCTTGCAACTCCAGCCCGACCTTCTGGGCCAGATAAAGCAAAATGTTCTTCACAAATCCCGTAGGGTACACCCCCTCAATACATATACTGCTTGACAAAGTGATTTATGGAGTACCGTAGCTCGTCCATAGCGTGATTGTATGCGTCTACTGGATTCCCGTGCTCGTCCACGCAGTACATACCGATCTCTTTCAAAAAATCTATGTGTCCATATGTTTCATCTTCCACTAGAAAGAAACATCCGTCCTGAATCATATTTTGTGTGTACTCTATCCCGACCTTGATTCCCTTGGTACTCCCGCGGATATCGTGTGCATTATTGTCCGCGTTTAGTGCGTCGATTCCATAAAGTTCCAGTTCCTTTCGTAACGCCTTACAGGCCGGGTCAATATACCATGCGTCTTCCCGCATATTCCAGCGGTTGCGGCAATATGGGGCAAATTTCCCGGCCAATTCACGGGCCTGTACGCTCATAGCCTTGTTCCCGCCGTCGTAGTACCAGTTTGCCACACGGTATAGCGCCATCCCCTTCTTTGTGCGGCAGACCAGGTTGCAGGACACGCTTGTGGCATCCGTCAGGCCGCCGTCTCCGGCAAAGTACATCTCAATAGGGCGGGCATCGTTCGGCAGCCGGGTCAGGATGTGCTTAGTCGGATCAAACATGGAGTAAATCACACCCTGGGGGATACACCGTTCTCCCAGCCAGTCCCGCTGATAGAGATATGGATTTCTCTCCAGCGTCCGGCGTAACTCTTCCTTTCGCTCCGGTGTGATAATCGGGTTGTCATCCACCGTCCAATGTGTCCAGCGGGTGTCCTGCACATTGAACACATCTGTGATGACCGGGTGCATGGGTGCTGGCGGGTTCAGGTCGGCCAAATGCCAACGGATATGGGCGGCATACGTCCGGCGGAAGCACTCCTGAATCATGTTCATGTGCAGGATGTCAATCTCGCAGAAGTACACCCCGCCCAAGGATAGGCCACGGATGGTCTTGTCGCTGTCCGCCTTGGCTCCGCCCTTGTAATAGATCTTCTTTACGCCGGAACAGGTTAGAGCCTCCAGGTGGTCCCCATGGTCATCATGCTTCAAGTTCGCTTGCCTTCCAAACAAGTGGATCAGGCCATTTCCATCACCATCCATGGCCAACCGAAACGCCTGCTGCTGTGATGCGCCGACCACCAGGAAATTGCTGTCCTTGGAGGTGTTCAAGAAGTCATAGAACCGCAGGATGCAGGCCGTGGTCTTGCCGCTTCTGGGCGTTCCCTCCGCCACATCCAACGTCCGGTCAAATGGGCGATTCAGAAAATCTATTTGCTTTGCGGAAAGGCTCATTATTTCCTCGATTCGTACATATCACGCAGTAACGGGTGAATCTCTTGCCTGTGCTCCGTATTCGCTGTAAATTTGTCAATCAGCGTTCCCAGTGCAGTGGTAATCTGCGCTGGACTGGCCTCCGCCAGCTTCTCCGGGTCGTTCAGGGCGGCCAGCCCTTTTCCGATAATCTCGCAGACAACTCCCTTTTGACTGTCCATATACGCCAGAATATCGGCGGTGTTCTCGTCTTTTTTCTGATTGCACATTTCTGCAATATCTGCATTTCCTTGCACAATTTTCTTCACCGTGTTAAGAGAAACGCCATTTACTTTTGCTGTTGCGTTATAACTGCCCAACTGTACATAGTCAGCAATAATTTTCTTTTTCTGCTTATCCGTCAGCCGTGCAGCCATAACACCACCTTCCTGTCATACAAATCCGCCCCCGTCTCTCGCAACGAGGCGCGGCATATATACCCCTTCCGGGGTATGCTCCGGGTTTGGTCAGGCTTTCCGGGGGCCTGCTCTGTAAGGACTTGCGTCCTGGTGCCACCGCCCGCCTCATGCGGCGAGGAGCGGCATATAAAGCACCACCACATGGATGATGCTTTGTCCGGCATACACCGGACTTCTCTGGAGCCGAGAGGCGGTAATGAGCCGCCACGACCTCGCCGCCGTTCCCATGGCTGCGGTCCGGCCTTCTGCTACAGCACTCGGCATATTTTTGACTATCTGATACAGGTACTCATAAAAATCATAAAAGACAAGTTCCAGACCATTCCAATCAGGTCATCTTTTTCCTTCGCTTTGAAGGCTAAATAAGCATTTGCAATCATAAGAACAAGGCAGATAAATTCTGCAATGATCATAAACACATCCACAAACTTTACACCAGCCCATCATAAAATCTGCTTTCAGCTATTTTATCTCGCTTTCTTTTCAGCTTGGGGAACTGTTTGGACGCACTCCTGTTAGCCTTGCACTGATTGCAGTTGTTCTTGTTTTTACAAAACCAGCACCCGTCCTGCCCCCACCAGTACCAGTCAGGCATAGAAGGTCTTGGCTTGCGCTTCGCCTTTCCCATGTTGCCCCCAGTCACACAATTTCGGCAGAGGACGTTAAACTAGGATAACCCGTCTGCCTATAATGCCTAGTATCACATGTGCGCTCATCAGCTTAGATTGTCACACCCGTACTAATGCAGGCAGTTTTCAGCGGGTGAGCGCTGGTAGTTATCGCCCTACACAAGCGTCCGGCTTCCACGGATGGGAGCGACCCAGCATTCGGGGCAGGTCATAGCTGCAACCGCTTCCGCCTCCATGACAGGCGGGCATCTTACTCTTCCCAGTGCTTAGACGCTCCGACAATCTGGTGTAGTGTCTTTCCACAGTCAGCTCCTTGGCCTTTAGAGCACATTGTCTAATGCCCGTAAAGGGCGATGTTGCCGCATGGAGGGCGCGACCATCCGGCCCGGATGTGTGGGCTGATGCGCTTGTGCGGCGTATGTACCCCGGCAAGCGCCGGGGTTGAGGAGGAAAAAGAAGAAGCGAATGGGAGCGCAGGGGCATACGCTCCCACACTCCCATTGTCGCATACATATTTCTGCTCACTCATAAAACTTTATGAATTTGCAATATTTTCTATGAGATTATGAAAGTTTAGGGCTTACTCTTCCTCCATTTTGCAGAGTTCATCGAGGCTAATGTGATAATATGCCGCAATCAGCTTTAGGGCTGTCATTTTTGGCTCCACTTCCCCTCTCTCATATTTTCGTAATGCATCAGGGCTTAACCCCATTAGCTGTGATGTAACCGTCATGCTCCTGACCGGCCTCATAGACTCCCTTAACCTTCTTAGCCGCTCTGGAAACTCGTCCATCCTATCACCATCCTTATAATCCCTGCTGTTCCAGAGGGCAGTCAAAGGATACTCTTTTTCTCCGCTTTCCTATTTCCTTGGATTCACAGTGGTCCACGTCTCCCACTCTACGGCATCCGGTATCTAATAGATGGTTGCAAAAGGGCGCATCCTTGGAATTATTGATACCTCGCCAGTAGACGCAAGTTTTCTCCTTGTTACAGATTTCGACCATATCTCTCCTCCCAGGGTTTAAACAGGTCATCTCCAACAATGGCCCTGATCTGCTCGTCAATCTTTGCTTTGGCATAGACGAACTCGCTATCGTCCTGCTGATCCTCACAGACCATCCGTGCCATACCGTTCATAGCCTCTATGTATGCGGTGCGGAAAGCCTCAGACCTGCCGGGGCCAAGCTGGAGGACTTCGTGAGCGGCTATCATGGCAGCATCTTGTCCCATCTGCATCAGCATGTCCATTTTCAGATGGAAAAGGGCGTTATATTTGGCCTCTATCTTGGATATCAAAGCATTTGGCTTCAATGTCCGCCCTCCCCGTCGTGGATGGAGCCAACGATCTCAATTCCGCTTGTTGAAAGGTGCTTGTTTACGCCCATACTTTCAGCGCCATTCAGCCAAACGCAAAATCTATTCCACTCTGGGTCATAGCATACGGGGGCTTCCTTTTGCTCGTCCTTCCAGTTAGTCCAACGGATGATATCCCCCTCAAAAATCTTCTTCCCGTTCTTGTCGGTCATGCCGGTATACTGGCAGACCGTGGAGGGGTCAACCTCGTAAGCTTCACCATGCCGATTTCTGAACATAATAAAGGGATTTAAGCTATCATGGAGTCGGTATAGATAACCTTCCACCCATGCACCATCACTCAGCCGCTTGGCTTTGAAAAGGATTTCTCTGGTCATTTGGCACCTCCTATGATCTCGTCAAGGGTGACGGTTTTGCCAGGGTGGAGGGAGGGGAAATGGTCTACGTTTAGCTCTATCGTCGCACCAACAACAGAAATGGCCCCAGATTCGGCTTTCACAATCGCTTTTGCACATGGCCACAGTGTCTTGATAGCCTTCGCCCTTTCCACCTCCTGCTGGGTGAAGCGTGGCTTGCGGATGATGCGGTCGGGGTGGTCTAGTGAAATCAAAAGCGCAACGCTGGAATTTGCTTTGTTGGGTGGCTCTGTCTGGTATGTACCATTCTCCAATATCCAAAACTCGATTTTGTCTGAGTAGTGCTTGATTTTGAAGCGCTCTCCGACTTCTACCCCTAACCGCTGGCAGATGTAGGGCTTCTGCTTGTCCATGTCTTCCTCCTTACACAAATCCATATACTTAGCGCAGTCAACGAGCCAGCAGTCCAGCAAATCGGAGGCCCACCAATCCAGCTTGTCCCACAAGGCCCAGATTTCCGGCATTTTTGCTTCTGAGGCCGTTTTTAATGCTTTGGCCCATCCGCTTGTACCGCTGAGATCGTACCATTTTCCCTCAGTCTCCACGTCGCCGAATGTATTCTCAAGTTCACGTTTGAAAAGGCGCAGAAATGCAAAAAACGGTTCTTGAGACTCGCTCGTCTGTTTGTCCATGTTGGCCTCCTCCTTATGTTTTCGTGGCTCCACGCAATCATCCTCCACCACCTCGAACCCCATCAGGCGGGCGGCTTCGTGGGGGTGGTATTCTGCCCAATCTGCACATACTTTGTCAGGGTCTCCTACCGGCTCTCTAAGAGCACAGTTATCACACCATCGTTGCTTGCAGTAATGGTCTACTGCATCTGAAATGGATAACACTTCCTCCGTCTCAAGGTTTCGAAACTCCATCGTAGTCCTCACACACCTTTCCTAGAAGCAAATGCTGGTGACTTTTTGCTAATGCAATATTCCCAATTCAATTCGTTTGGGTCAACCGGAGAATAACCGCATAGTAACATTGCGTCCTTGAATTCATTGTTTGTTAAATAAATCCCAGTGTCTCTCTCTAAGATGTGCTTTATTCCATAACTGCTTCTCCCAGTCAAGTGGGTCTTTCTTGGTATTAGTTTTTCGTGTATCCATTTGAAAACCTCTTCCATTTCTTCTGGGTCCTTATCTGTTATCAAGCCTGCATCAATAAATCCATTTTCGTTTGTAAATGGGCGATTATTTTTTAACATAATCTTCTTCCTTCCTTTCCCACTCCCTGCACCGCTGATCCGGCTCCGTGAAGTCGGCGCAATACGGCGAATCCCCGTTGAAGCACACGCCCTGGAAGTCCTCGTACCAGGCGCAGGTGGCGCAGCACTTAGTCATGGGGGTTTTCCTCCCCCATGTAGCAATATCCATCTGGTGGGACCGTATCCTTGATGTATGGGCAGAATATCCCGCCGGGGAAGGTTTTGAATGCTTCTCCGTGCCTGCATCGGGCGCACCTGACCACAGGAACGGCGTCGATGGTGGGAGCCTTATCAATTTCTTCCACAGGCACAGCGAACCCCCAGCACTCATCATCTGGGCCCAATCCAAAAAACATAACCTTTCTCTTATGGTAAAGCAGTTTGTCTACATCACCCAGCCTCATGCTCGTCCTCCTTGTCCACGTGAGCGCCATGGGCGCAATAGAAATCCCCAGGGAGAGCCACGCCCCACACCTGGCACCCTCCGATCATGCCAATATCATCGCCCATATCTTTATAGATGCGGTACTTGCAGTTTTGGCAGTACACCACCTCCGCAACGTCGGCGGTGGGCTCTTTCAGCACAATATCAACGTTGACCCAGGAAGAACATCAGCTCGCCTTTTTTCATCATACCCAAGGCTTTTTAAAATTGCCGTCCTCTCGATGTACTCCTTCATTCCTGTTTCCTCCATGTATTGTATGGGGCATGATATAGCCTGCCGTCTCCTGTTCTAACCATAATTTGTGGTGCGCTGGCAGTAGGGGTATAAATTTTAACTATAACCCCACATACTCCACTCAGCACACAGACTACCTTATCCCCGATGTTCATCCCTGCTCCCTCCGTAGTGCGGCCTCGGCCTCGGCACGAGTGAGAAAGACGGTTTTCCCGATTCCGTTAAAATCTACCTCGTAACCTATCCAGTGAGTGGATTTCCTGTCTGTATGTGTCGATAGTTTCCAGCATCCACTTGTCCAATTGTGGATAGACTCAACTTCCGTTTCCCGCACCTGCTCTTTATCTACATAATAGAGCTTATCATGTAATTTTACGGGCAGCACCACGCACAGCCCCTCCCGTTCGGCCTCGGCTATCTCCCTCAGCCTGTCCAACGAAATCTTAGCTGTCAAGCTGAATCGCTGCGAAACCTCGTCCCGCATGGTCATGCGCTGGTTGCACAGCACGCGCAGGCGGTCAAGGTCGTATTCGCCTGTGCCGTCGCAGAGAATGTCCTCGATGGCGGCGAGACGGTCAAAAATGTCATTCAACTCCATGCCACACTTCATCCCTGCAATTATTTCATGCTTCCCATTCTGATAAACGCCGGTTTTTACAGTCAACCGTTCCATGTCAGTCCTCCTTCGGGCCGCGCCTTAGATACTTCGGCATACACTCAGCCCACGAGCCTAAAATGCGTTCCGCCTCTTCCAGCGCCTCGGTTTCATAGCTATGCGGCATCTCCTTGTCGCTGTTGATATAGGAAAACCACATCATAGCAAGGGCTCGCTTCACCTGCTCCAGCTCGGCCCGCAGCTCTGGGATGAGCGGGCAATGTGCCGCCGGAACAGCGGTGCAAAATCCACCAACCGCCGTGCAGTTCCCGTTGTCTGGGTGTATGTAAGGGCAGCCGATGCAGTTTGGAATGGCCTTTGGCTGATACGCACCACACGGCCATGTCAGGCCAGACCCAGTACGGCAATCGTCATATTTGGTGCAGCTCTCACATTTCATCAGGCGTCCTCCTCTCCCTCCGGCTAAAACAGCCGGTAGTTTAGTTCGTCGTCCAGCATTGACCAGCGGAAAACTTTATCATCCACATAGATCATCCCCTCATCCTCCAGTTGGAAGCGCCTGTCAAAGTCGTGAACTGTATGTCCGTCCGCCTTGAACGTCACGGGGCTATCGCTGTCCCATTTCAGCATCAGTGCCCACAAATCCGGGTAGCTCTTCCGAAGAATCCTGAGCTGTCCTACACTCTGATTGTGGCAGAACCAGCATCCTCCACGGGTAGCGGTGGTGTAGATTGGGGATAGCAAATCGTTCTCTTCACACCATCGGCGGCAATCCGTCTCTGTCCATCCTGCCTCCACCAGAGGACTTTTCTTTTTGTCAGACAGGCTATGGAACCTATTCGGTTCGTCTGCGGCGATGCCGATGTACTGGACGGCGTCTCTCAGGAGCCGCCCTAGAACGTGTTGCTTTAGACGGCTATTACACCAAGGCCCTCTCTGATAGGGCCAGCCGTATATTTTCCCGCCGCGCTCTCCGTCGCCCTCGCAAATCATGTAGAACAAGTCCTGATAACAGCGCTTCGCCCTAACGTGCTCCACCTCGATTCCCCACCGCTCCTTGACGATCTTGTCGGCCTTGGACTTAAACTCCACCATCGGCGGCAGGTCGGCAGGGATGGTGTCTGTGGCCCAAACTTCGGCATGCACGATCCGGTCAAGTGGCCATCCAAGTTCCTCAATCGCTCCCAGACAAGCCAACGAATCCTTGTCAGCTAACCATAGCTGAGGCTCAAAATATGCTCAGGCATGGTTGGCATCACCGTCCTCTCCCTCCGGCGGGCGGCGGTCAGGCGGCTCGGGCAGTTCACACCACCAAGAAACATTTGCGTCCTCCCAGTCGAGCCATTCGTCTATAATCCACCCGTCGGCCTTGTTCCACGAGCCAAGCTGATACGCTTCGTCAAGCGTAATATTGCTTTTTGGCTTTCCGCTTACAATACACAAAACAGGTTTGTGTTCCTCCGGCAGCCGCTCCTTCACGCTCACCCACCCGGTCATCAGCTCGTTGCTGGGCTGTGGGAGGGTGACGCCGTACCCCAGCAGAAAGTCAGCCAACCATTCAGTAAAGCTGCCCGTCTTTGGGTCTGTCCGCTTTGCGTTGATGATTAGGTCAATAAGGGCTTGTCTGTCAGTCTTTCTTCCCATCGTTCAGTGCCTCCCATCTTTTTGCCACTGCTCGCTCACAGGCCGGCAGGAAAAATCTCTCAAATAGCCGCCACGGCGTGATTACCAAAAGGACGATCCATACCACATCACTCAATATTCTCATTCAGTGCCTCCCATCTCTCTATCTCCATCTCCACGGCCTCGTCCGTCATGGCTGGGCCTCCCTTCACAAATATCCATTATTTTTCCTCTTTGCTGCAATGTTTGCTATTACATCCCGCAAAACAAACGCATCTATATGGCATTTCCAATGATCCGCTCCATGCATCCGAAAAATACAGTTCTGGCAGGATGTTTGTCCTTTGCAGTAGTCAACAATGGTCTGCGCGGCATCAAGCGCTTTTTTGTTATTTATCATTCCCCTCCAGCCTCTCCATCTCCTCCGCGCTCAAAATCGGCGCACGGGTGTTCCATATCTTCCGTGCTTCTTCTAAGTCGTACCCCGCCGCCATAAACCCACATGGACATTCAATCATTACACATGCCATCACGGCCCTGTGCTTCGCGTCCTCACCTCTGCACCCTGGACACGGCAGCAGCACCCCCGCATCCGTCAGCCGTCTGGCCGCGTCTTTTGAGCCGAGCAGGGCTAATTTGATGTCATCCATGTATGCTTCCCCTCTCTATGTCCGCTATAGCCTGAAAGATTGGATAAAACTGCGCCGGGACTACGGCGTTACCCAGACATTTCAGACGATTTACGCGGTCTTTTACGCCCGTTGCTACACGGGGTATTCCATACTCCCACGAGCCATCTATCCATCCTCGTCTAATCTCGTCCAGCCAGCCGGGAAGCTCATCAATTTCTCCACCCAATCCGGGTTGAGCTGTCCGCCGTTCCCCGATGCGCCCCTGTAATCCCGCGCCTTTGGCGTAGGCCACATTCTCACAAATTCTTGCGGATTCGGAGTTTTTCCCTTTCTCCACTTCTCGCTCCTTCCATGCGTTCCCGTACCCGCTGTTGGAGTTCCAAGCCACAATGGCGACCCGTTCTCTTTTATGCGGGGCGTCGACGCCGCAAGCCGGAATAACAAACGCCTGGACGGCATAACCTTGGTTTTCCAGGTCAGAAAGCACTGTGTCGAGTGCCATATTGACGATTCCAGCAACATTCTCGCCAACGACCCAACGGGGCCGCAGTTCTGCAATAACTCGCAGCATTTCAGGCCAGAGGTAACGGTCATCCTCCTTGCCTCGTCGCTTCCCGGCAACACTGAACGGCTGGCAGGGTCAAGGGAAGCCTCCGCTGAGAACATCGACATTTGTCCGCGGCATTGCTTCACTTGGCACCACCTCCTTTGCTTTGTTTTTCTTGTGCCACTCGTGGTGGCATTTCTGGCAAAGCCACATCACATCAAGCGGCCTGTTATAATCGCAATGGTGCGCTTGTATTCCCGTTCTCCCATCCGAGAACGTATAAGACGCTCCGCAGCATTCGCATACAGTCTTTCTTGCCACAACGCCTTTTTCAATTGCCTTTTCCAGTATGTTTTGCGCTCTGTCGCTTGCTTTCGTACCCCTGTAAAAATGGTTTTCCGTTCCATATTTCTTGTTGTCCCTGAACTTTACACCTCTGCGCTGCAAAGACTTCCACATCGACTGTCTGCAAACACCGTAATAATCCGCGATATCCTCAACGGAAAACCCTGCTTCGTACATCTCAACAGCAGCGTCATAATCTTTTCTGTGTGCGGCCATATAAACCTCCTCTCTGAAACTCTCCTTTGTCAGCGTCCTAATATCTCTCCAGTGTGGCACATCTGGCCAGTGTTTTTCCAGCACCTTTGTCGGATAGTCTGCCCACTCGCATTGTCCTACGGTTTTAAAACCAGCCGTTTCCGCCGCAAGATCCAAGCCTCCAATGCCGGAAAACAGGGATAGATGGGTTAGCTTCGCCGCCTCTTTGTCGCCCAGCAGGGCGGCCTTCTCATCCGTCATGATATTCTCCTCCTGGTTCCTCGATCTCGATCTCTATCCTTGGCTTTCCCTTGTCCACAGCGAAGCTGTCAGAAAATCCTTCGATATTCTCCCAGCCGTCATTCCTCAGAACACCCATCTTCACTAAGGCGTCCTGGATAACCTTCCGGCCAAAGCTGGAGACGTTGTCCTTGTCCCGCCTCCGGTTTTTTTCCACCCAGAGGTATCGCATGAACACAGGCTCCCGTAAAGGCATTCTGATCTGACGTCTAAGGGCTAAGATTACCGATGTCTGGCAATCCCGTTTCAGTTTTGCCCCCTTCTGCCGGTGGCCCCGTTCCGCTTCTATGTACTCGTTGAGACCAGGCAGAGAAAACGGGATGATCAGCCGCATGGTCCATCCTCCCGGTTCATGTCTTCAAGCATTCTACGCATCCGCTCCATGTTCGCCTGTGTCCGCTCCGCAGCCGAAGTCTCCGCCTGCCGGTCCGAATCCGTTACCTTGCGCCGCTTACCATTGACCCACTTGTATTCCGGCTCCTCCCCAGTCTTCCGCTTCTCTTCCTCAAGCCGGTCCACGCACCAGGACAGGATGGCCCTGTAATCGCTGGTGTAGGTCTTACCTGTGCTGCCCTTGTAGTTGTCCAGGATCTCGATCAGCCTAGCGGTGTCGGCAGATCCATGAGTGTCAAGCAGCCTCTGGTGCTCGGCATTGGTCATGGTCACAAATTCTGCCCATTGGACCTTCGGCTCGATATCGCTCCCGTCCTTCTTCTTGCGCGCCTTACTACCCCCGTCAGGGGGTACAGATTCAGATACAGATACAGACTCAGATACAGATACAGCTTTTTTTGCTTTTTCTTCAAAACCTAAAAAAGCATTTGGTTTTTTTGCTTTCTCTGACAAACCATTTGCTTTCTTTGGCCTTCCGCCCTTTTTCCCAGCCTCCTGCCTCGCCTGAACCGTTGCCGCCCAGCGGCTTGCACACTCTTCAAAATATGACCGGTTGAAGGAGAAAGCCATCATTACCACTGGATCATGGACATCAACAGACTCATCCATGTGATACTTGAACCACGCTTTTAAAAGCTGGCCAGCCTGCTCATCTGTGAGAAGGTCGATCTGATCCGCCCACTCTGTCCTTACGACAAAGCTTTCCTTCAAGAGCCTCTCCTCCCATCAAAACGGGAGCTTTCCATCATCGTCTGGTAACTCCTGAAAGTCATCATTATTTGGATAGCTCATGCCCCCAAAGGTCGTTGGTGCGTCATCTTTTTTCCCAGCGTCGCCAAAATAGACCTGGTCTGCCACCACCTCGGCGGAGCGGCGCTTATTTCCGTCCTTGTCCGTCCAGTCACGCATCTGGAGCCGACCCTCCACAACAGCCATACGTCCCTTAGTAAAATAGCGGCTGACAAACTCCGCCGTGTTCCGCCAGGCCACCACGTCTATCCAGTCGGTGGCTTTCTCGCCAGTCTGCTTGTCCTTAAAGTCCCGATCCACCGCCAGGCGGAAGGAGGCCACGGGATTTCCTCCCTGAGTGTGGCGAAGCTCCGGATTTTTCGAGAGTCTTCCTTGCAGCACGATTTTATTCAGCATTGTTATCCTCCAATCTGTATTCGGCGTAGCTCACTGCCTCGCCGTATCGGTTCTTTGCGCTGACAGTTGTTTTCTTGATTGAATACCCATGCTTATGCCTGAGGTCATATATCCTCGCTCCCAGTCGGTAGCAGCCCAGATCCAAAAATGCCTGTGCCGGGTTGATAGAACCAAAATCCTTTATGTACTGGAGGACTCGCTCACACTGTCCCATTTGTGATACCTCACTTTCTCCTCGGTCCAGTCAGGATAAAAGCCTCTGAGATAGTTGATGATGTATGCCCTGATGTCCGCCTGGGAATGGAACCCCAGAGGCCGCAGACGGTCCATAAACAGCCCCTCGTCGAAAGCGTAGTGGCAGGGGCCGCACAGGGTAACGATGTTCTCCACCACCCCCATGCCGCCCTGGGAGCGGCGCACCACATGACAGTGGGGGCCTCCCGGAGCGCCGCAGAGGATACAGGTGGCGGGGCCGTGGGTGCAGTCCCGCGCGGCCACAGCGGCCTTGACACGGGCCGGGATGTCCGTCATTTTAGTCTGCCGGTGCATGGCCCCACTCCCTTTCTATCTGTGCGTCCAGAATGCGAATCTGGAGCTTATATCCGTTTACAGCCTCCAAAGCTGATTTATAGACTACATCCGCAACGTCCCGGTTGAATTTAAGACCGGCGATGGTACGGTCTCCCCGACATACGTCAGAGATGATAGTTACAGGTGTTCCCTTATCCCGCTCCAGCAGGATGCATTTTGCCAGCTCTACCCGATAGTCCTGCTCCGCCTGGGCATAGGCGGAGCCTCGGCTCCTTAGCTCCTTAATGGCGGCATCCAGCATCTTGAACTTCTGCCACAGCTCGTCCATCAGGTTGTCTCTCATCTGCGGTCACCTGCGTCGCCGTGTCTGGCCTCCAGGACAGCCTCATTCATGGTATTGGCCCTATCCTGCTCCTTCCTGGCACAGTCGATACAGATCGGCCGCCCATATGCCTCAATGGACTTCCTAGCTGCATCAGATGCTGAAATGATTGTCCCATCCTGTTTTCGGATTCCTTTGATACTTTTACCGCATAAAGCGCACACTGGAATGGTGTCGTACTTGCTCCGGCCGGCGGCCCAGTAGACATCCGCACCCATGCCGAGGGCCTTTGCCGCCACCCCGATGGCATCAGTAAGCGCCATCTTATAGCACTCATCGGAGGTATACAGACCGTTGCGCTCCTTTGCGATGAAAGAGGAGCCGCCAGTGCCTGGTATTCCATCCGACCACTCACCGTTTTGTTTGTAGTAGAGCATGATGTCCATAAAAGCGGACACTTCATCGTTTGCGCCCCGCTCCATCCACTCGCGCTCGATGGTGTACTTCCAGCCTATCCCACAAGGTCCGAACCGCTCCGTGAGGCACTGGATGCGCCACATGGGGTTTATGTCTGTAAAACCGTTGAGCCGTCCGCCATTGATTTGCTTTTTCGCAGACTCAGGGACTGTCCGCACGGAATTGAAAATTTCCATGTTGTCCATCTTCTCACCTTACCTGCATATTGGTCCGTTCCACAAGCACAGCCCCTGGGATATCAACTCCTCCTTTAAGTAGGTCAGTAACAGCCCGCTTGTCCACCGAGGGAGCCGCATATACCACCATGTCAGGGTGTCCATTACTGTCCAGCCATTCCGCCAACGAGGTGGTATCCTCTACTTCCAGGGCAGTAGACTTCCGGTAGCTGATGGAACACCGGGCAGTCTGAAACTTCTCGCCACAAAGAGCCTCACGCAAATAGTCTTTCAGTCTGGCCGCCTTTGCCTCTGTCCGCTGCCGACGCTCCTTCAGAACTACTTCTTCCTCCTTGATGGCCTTTGCGTCAGCAGTCAGGTTTTTGATCCACAGGGCCATATTCTCCAACTTTACTTCCCGCTCCATTTGGAGGGCGGCGAACGCATCATAGTCCATCAATTCCCCACTTTCAGGGTCTACTAGCGCCTGGATGGCGCTGTCGATTTCATACAGTGTCATCTGATTACCTCCTCAAAACATAAATCCTGCCAGCAGGGAGCACATAAAGATCATGCTAGACACCACCAGGCACCGCCTCACAATGCGGTTCATGCGTGCCTCACGCTCCCGGCGGCACTGATAGCAATATTCTCTAGCGTCGTGGTTTCGCTCCACCAGAGAGCGTCCGTCCTCAATGTACTTCACTTTTTCCGCCTCCTATCCCATATATCCCAAATGATTAGAACCATTGCCACAATGATACAGGCGTATGCGCCCATAAACAGGAAGGTATTCAAGGCTTGTCCTCCCTCCCTTGCTTCCAAATAACCGCAGCCTCAACCTACCTCAAAGGACTCTAATAGCTCAAAAGATTCAGATATTTTTGTCCTTCCCTTCTATCACCGCAGCCACATCCTCCGGTGTGATACCGTGGTATTCCACACCCCACATTTCACAAAGTTGCCGGTCGTTTAAAAACTTGGGGATATAAAATAGTCCCTCTTCAAAGGTACAGGTCCTTGGTATCCTGACTCGGCGATATGTAGTTGACCGGGCATTCGGCGCCCGCTTTGCCAAGTCGTCAATCGTTTCCGCCCTGCGCTCCAGGCCGTAGAATACTGCGGCTCTGAACACCCGCTCCATCCGTTGGACCGGGGTTTCTTTCAATTTCGGCATAAAGGCCCCTCCTCTCTATCTCGGAAATCTCAAAACTCTGTTTGTTCTAGCAGGATGGGACGAGCTGGAACAATGGTAGAAATGGCGTGCTTGTAGATGATCTGCTGTTTTCCATCACTGTCCAGGACTACGGTGAAGGCATCGAAGGCAGAAACGGTTCCCTGCATCTGGTAGCCATTCATCAAAAACACGGTGACGGGTTGCCGCTCCCGGCGGAGCTTGGTCAGCAAAATTTCCTGCAAGTTGTTTTTCTCTCTCATAGCAATCGTCCTTTCAAAGATGGATGTAAAAAAGTCGGGATAACTTCCTGACGGTTTCGGCCTCCTCCGCCCGCCGTTCTACAAGCTGTCGGGGCTTATTCCCTGGCAGGCCTCACTCCCGCCCTCACGGGCGGTTTTCTTATGCTCCTTGGTCGTCGGTGATGCGCTGGTCGGGGTGCTTTTTATTGCCCTTCCCGCTAGAATATGGTAGTCTGTGGTCGAAAGGGGATGATCCATTTGATGGAGTGGATAACATTCGGTATTGCAGTTGCAGGTTTTTTGATGTCTCTAGCAACATGGATTCTCACATTTTTATCTCAAAGAAAAAATATAGGAATCAGAATTACAGAATGTAAATCGGATGACGAAATTACGCTTTGCTTTGTCCATATTGAAAATAAATCTCGACTTCCGATTGCTATCACACGAATTGTTTTGCTGTCTGGAGAAAATGAAGTAGATTGCGTCCCCTTCCCGACTTGGGTTTTGGATGATACCCGAAGAAGCGGAAAAGAAATCATATCAAGGAAAAGTTATTACTCAATGCAAATGCCAATCGCTATATCTGCCCTTGGAGCTGTGAGCGGATACGTTCTTTTTCAATCAGATCAACGTATGCTTCCAGATGATGCCAAGCTTCTGAACTTGAAAGTCTATACCAATCGGGGCCTGACAAAAATATGGTCAATTCCACTTTGATTGGAGAATTAACACCGCCATACATCTCTCGGATTTGATATGTTATCGCCCTCCCCTCCTTTTCATGTTCCCTGGTCGTCGGACCGTTTGAATAGCGTGTCCTGATCCATGTCGGGGAAGAATTTTTCCAGTTTCCGAACTCTTCTTCCTGTATATTGTATGGAACAAATTTTCTATACAATATATTGATTTTTGTCATTGGATATGGTACAATTATCCAAGAAGGGCAACTGTCCCTTGCCCTCCATACTAAAAGGAAGGATATTTGATGAAATGGTTTACTTTATCACCTACGATTTGAACAAAGCCGGTAAAAACTATGAAGGTGTCTATCAAGCGATCAAGGATGCCTCGACTGGTGCGTGGTGTCATTTTTGGGAGTCCTCATGGCTTATTCGCTCCAACCTTATAACTGCAGATATAGTTTTTGACCGTATTAGGCCTTATCTTGATAACGATGACCGGTGCCTTGTTGTTGAGGTAAAAAGCAACCGGCAGGGCTGGCTTGAACAAGACCAGTGGGATTACATCAATAAGAACATTTTTGCTTAGACTCGGCGTATTTAGTTTCTGAGTCACACGGGACAAATTTGCTTTGCCGCTCTTGCACCGCCAACGCAAGGGCGGCAATCTCATCTGCGGAGCCGTTCGCAATGATTGCCTGCACGGAAACCACCTCCTTTCAGTCATCTAATCGGTCATTGAAGTAATCATAAGGAACACCTATCACATCACAGATTGCTAAGAAGTCATCGGCAGCCATTTTAGATCGCCCACTGATAATGCAACTGGTTTTCTGTCTGGACCAGCCACACTTTTCAGCGATAAACGCTTGTTTAATCCCATGATCCTTCAAATATATCTGAATACTCTGCGCTACACTCAATTTCCTCACCTCCTAGAAGTAGCGATTTTCTGGACTTGCGTTTATGTTATCACAATATTTCGCTACTGTCAATAGAAAATCACGAAATTCTTGACTTTTGTTTTTTCGTGTGATATGATCATGTCAAAGAAGGTGATTATATGGAGACAGGCAGAACAATATCCTTGCGGGAACGAATCCGAATAAATCTTGTCACTGCAATGGAAAATGCCGGAATAAATCAAGTACAACTTGCTGACAAATTAAACATAAGTAAAGGCACAGTCAATAATTGGACCCGTGGGAATAACTCTCCGGATGTCGATATGGTTCCAAGGATTTGTGAAGTCTTGGGAATATCTGTTTTATCTCTTTATTCACCAACAGAATTTGAAAGCCCGGAGGGGGAAACAACAAAAAAATCCCCCTCCGATCTCTCGGAGGAGGCTAAGAAGATAGCGAAGGATTATGATAGGTTGACTGACCACGGAAAGGGGGCGGTCAAGCTTATTATGGAGTATGAGGGGAAGGCTGAAGCTGCCGCCACCCCAAAGCAGGCCGCCGGCCGGCCCAAAGTCGTCCCTCTGCCCAAGGTAAAGAGGGCTCACGGCTTCACCGAGATTGAGGTGTTCGACCAGCCTGCGGCGGCCGGCCTGGGCAATCCGGTGGATATCCCGCCCAGCCATACCGAGCAGTATCCCTCCGACTATGTTCCGCCCAAAACAAATTTCGGCGTACTGATCTCAGGCACCTCCATGGAGCCAAAGATACCGGATGGCTCCACCGTCTTTGTACAGGCCACCCCTGCGCTGGACAATGGGGAAATCGGGATTTTTGTCCTGGACGGAAAGTCCTATTGTAAGCAGCTGAAAAAGGATGAGGAAACAGTAATACTGCACTCCCTTAATCCCGATGCCGAAGATGTCGATGTCCCACCCCTTTCCGAATTACGCACACTAGGCCGTGTGCTGGGCGGCTACGACCCTTACACGAGGGATATCATCTGGTAATGTGTGACCATACCGTCGGAAGTCTAAATAGAATGGAGGGATAGCGTGGATAAAACCCAAATTAGCAAATTAAAATTGAGTTTCGATGAAATTTCTCATTTTACTGATGATGGAGTAGAGTTCTGGTATGCGAGAGAACTACAATCAGCGCTTGGGTATGTAAGGTGGGAAAATTTTGAGGTTGCCATTCAAAGGGCTATTGTTGCCTGTGTTAATTCTGGGGTTGATTCAGACGAACAATTTCGTGGCATCACGAAATTGATCGAGCACGGGAACAAGGCAAAGCGTGAAATACCGGACTATATGCTCACTCGTTACGCTTGCTACCTAATAGCGCAAAACGGGGACCCAAGGAAAAACGAAATTGCCTTTGCACAGACCTATTTCGCGGTTCAGACACGGAAGCAGGAAGTTATTGAACAGAGGCTTTCTGACTTGAATCGGCTACAACTTCGGGAGCAGTTAAAAACGGCGGAGAAGCGACTATCCCAAAATATATACGAACGTGGAGTAGACGAGCGAGGCTTTGGGCGTATTCGTTCAAAAGGAGATCAAGCATTATTCGGTGGATATACAACTGATGATATGAAGAGAAGGTATGGTATCAAGTACGGACCGTTGGCAGACCGTTTACCTCCTGTTACTGTCGCCGCAAAAAGTCTTGCTACAGAAATGACCAACCTAAACATAGAAGAAAATGATTTGCAGGGAGAAATTCCAATCACGAAAGAGCACGTTCAGAACAATCAGAGTGTTCGGTCTATGTTAAAGAGACGAGGGATTACGCCGGAAAAGCTACCACCAGAGGAGGATATCAAGAAGGTTGAGCGAAGAGTTAAAGCAGACGAAAAGAAACTAATGGATAAATCCGGAAAGCTCCCTTTGGATGAATGAAAAACTTGACGAAGAAGTTGTAAAGCCGTAAAATGTTTTTGGATGTTGAGGTCGGAAATGGCTCCCGACACTCCCTTGTATGAGGATAGAACGGGCATCTATCACCTATATGGGTAATGCGTGAGTGCCGACACGCCGCAAGGGAACCTGAGATGTAGGATACGCCGCCCTACCAACATCCAAAACACAGGCAGGCAACTTCGGTTGTCTGCCTTTTGCTTTGTGACCCCAACCGCTTTTTTGAATCGCAATAAAAAGGAGATACACTATTATGTTAGAAGAAAAAGATCTGCAAGCTATCGCACAGTTGATGGATTCCAGAATTGGTGAATCCGAAAAACGGATGGCGAAACTGATGGACCAAAGTCTGGCCCAGCAGAAGCAGGAGATCTTGGACGAAAGCACCCAGCGCATGAAAATTCTTCTGGATACAGAAATCACGCCGAAATTCAATCTACTGGCGGAAAATCAAAAAATCATGCTGGACAAATTAGCGCCGAAGAGTGAATTAGAGGAGCT